CGCCTCGGCCATCGCCTGGCGGTAAACGGCATCGGCGTCGATATAATTGATGCGGGAGGCCAGCGGCAGATCGGTTTCCTGGGCGCGGTCGAAGGCGAAGCCGAAAGAATCATCGCCCTCGGCAAGCGCGAGATTGCCCTCCCCGAACGCCGTCGAGGTGGGCCGCCCGCGCATCACGAATTTGATCAGGCCCTCACTCTCCGCCGCGTCAAAGAAATGGGCGACGCAAAGCGGGGCCAGCGCGTCGCGCACGCTCATCGTGTCGGTGACCGCGAAGCCGGTGACCAGCCCGTCCAGATCCGAAACGTCGATGGCGGAGAAATCCGCGTCGTCGCACAGTGCTTTGGCGAGATCGGCGAGCAGCATTTCGCCCAGCCGCCCGTTCAGCCAGTGGCCGGTGCGGTAATTGGGCGTGTCGCCCCACACGTCGCCGCGCGCGGGGAAGAAGGGGAACGGGCGCGCGTCCCAGCACCATATATAAGTGTTGGCGGTGTCGAGCATCGGCGCGTGAGTGACGGCCGAGGTCGGATTGTTGGCGGGCTGGCTCCAGAAATTCAGATGCGCTTCGAGGAAGCGGCGCTGGATAAGATCGTCGCGCTCGCCGGTGGAATAATAAGGATAGAAGCTCTCGCTCGATTTGGGATCGAAAAAGACGTTCGGCTGGTTGGCGCCCTTTTCGACCGCCGGACAGCCGAGTTCGGTGAACCAGATGGGTTTGGATTGCGCCACCCATCCCGTGTGCGTGCCGCTCTCCGTTCCGCTCGGCCGGTCGTAGTGCAGATTCGACCACCAGGCCCACAGATCCTTGGCGCGCCACACCCAGGGTTTGCCGAGACCGTCAGTGATCGCCGTGCGGCGTTGCGCGTCGCGGTCGGCTCCGCTCGCGTAATACCAATCGTAATCCTCGCCGCCGCGGATGTTCGCCGCAAGATAGGCCGGATCGTGCGTATCGGTCGGGCTGCCCGCGTTGTAATCGAGGTGCGCCGTGCCGTCGCGCCAATCGGCGAGCGGCATGTAATTGTCGATGCCGACGAAGTCGATGTTGGCGTCGCTCCACAACGGATCGAGATTGAAAATCACGCTGCCCGGCGCATCGCCGGTCTGATGATTGTTGTATTCCGACCAGTCCGCGCCGTAGCCGATCTTGGTTCCTGCGCCCAGGATGGCGCGCACGTCCGCCGCCAGCGTCTTCAGCGCGGCGACGGCGGGATAAGTGACGGCGTCGCTGCGGGCCCGTGTCAGCGCGCGCAATTCCGAACCGATCAGGAAGGCATCGACGCCGCCGGCAGCGGCGCACAATTGCGCGTAATGCAACACCATGCGGCGGTAACCCCAGGTGCCGTTGAAGAAGGCCGCCACTTGCGCCCCGGCGGCAGCGGTCTTCTCCGCGCTGCCCGCATAGCCCGCCGCCGGGCTCACACTGATGCGCCCGCGCCAGGGATAGGCGGGCTGGCCGGTTCCCGCCGCATTGTCCGTGTACGGATTCGATAGCGCGTTGCCCGCCGCCACGTCCATGAACAGGAAGGGATAGAACAGCACGCGCCAGCCGCGCGATTTGAGTTCGGCGATGGCGGCGGTCACGGTTGCGTCGGACGGCGTGCCGCCATAGGCGGGCCGCCCATTCACCTGGCTCACCAGATGGGCGCTCGCGCGCGCCACGCCATCGACGCTCCAGGTTTCGGGATAGGTGAGCTTGGCCGCCGCTTCGACGCCCGGCTTGATCTGGATCGATCCCGCGCGCAGATCGTCGCCGAACCAGCCAGAGACCAGCGACACCGTCTTGAGGTTGGGGGCGAGGCCCTGCAATTCGTCGAGCGAGGATTTGAGATCGGTCTCGCCCGAAGCATCGTGGGCGTTGGCGGGCTGGGTAGTGCCGAGCCCGTCGTCTTCGCTGACGATCTCTCCGGCATAGACGAATTCGCCCGCGCCGGGGATTAGCGCCACGCCCGCGACGACATTCTCAAGTGCTGTGGGATTGTCCGAGGAAATCGCGCGGATCACCTCGAACTGCAATTGCGGAATACGGTTGCCGAAATCGGCGAGCGCCATGTCCTCGAACACGACCGTGCAAAGCCCGCGATAGGCCGGCGAGTTGCCCGCGCCTTCGATCTCATCGATCAGCGGATCGGCGGTTTGTGCTTCGTCGCCCGGGTAGAAACGCGTGGTGTATTGCGAGAGGTCGATCAGATTGCCATCGGCCCACACCCGGCCGAGCTTGGTCGCGGGCCCGGCGCACAGCCCGACCGCGAAGGAGATGGAATAGGTGTAGTCGGTCTCTTTGACGGCGGCCGATGAGGCGCCCTTGCCGCCGGTTGTCGCGGTGGTGGTGGATTCTTTGAAGCGGGAGGCCCACAAAAGTTGGCCCGCAACGCGCATGCGGCCATAGACGCGCGGGATCGGCGCGCCCTCGGTCGAGGATTGAATATTGACATCGGAGAGGCGCGGGCCGACGCGCTTGACGGCGGGCATTAGCGCCGCGTCGATCTCGCTCCCGGCGAGCGCGCCCAGCGCGCCGCCGATCTGCGCGCCGGTGATGGCCGCGCCGAACAGCGAGAAACCGCCGCCGAACAGCGACGGGCCGAGCGCCGAACCGACGACGCCGAGAACCAGAGAGGCCATGTCAGGGGTCTTTCAATACAAACGAAAACGGCGGCATCGCTGCCGCCGGTTTCGGAGATTCAAATTCTTTGATTCGCTAGGGCTTCACGCCCCATACTGCGTATTGTTCTGCAATCTTGTGCGACACGGCCTGGGCCGCAGCGATGTCCGCATTCCCGCCCGCCGTATCGCCCGACCGAAGCTTCGCCAGACCGCGCACATAGACCGAGCTCGTACTGTTTTGATCGAGCTTCAGCGCGGCGTCGCAGTCGGCGATAGCCGCCGCATAATTGCCCATTCGAAAATAGACGAAGCAGCGGGAGTCGAATGCGCCGGACCTCTCTTTCTCTGTCATGTCGCCGCGCAGCGACTCGTTGCAGTCGGCAAGCGCGAGATCGAGCGGGCGACCGCGGACGGCGCGCACCCAGCAGCGGCCGTTCAGGTCCATCGGGCCGTCCACTGGGCCGAGGGCGTCAAGCGCGGCGTAATCCTCGGCTGCCTTGTCGTGTTGCCCCAGATCGGCATAGGCATCCCCGCGAGCCGCAAATGCGTCGGCAAAAGTATTCATCAGGCCGATCGCATGCGTGTAGTATTCAATTGCCTTGTCAGGTGTGCCGGCGAATTGGAGCAGCAGAGCATGCTGATAATAAGCGCACGCTCTCATTTCCGGCGGCGCGCGATCGCCGCCGTAGCTTCGCGCGTGTTCCTCGACTTGCAGAATTTGTGTCTTAATGGGCCAAACGGGATCCGGCAGCACACCGGGGCAATGCGAAAAGGCAAAGGCCGGCTGCGAGATAAGGAACCCCGCCGCCAGTGTAGCCCAGACATATTTGCTCATCTTCAGCCCCTTCTAACCGCGTCGCTTCCCTACGGCGTTACGCCGTAGGCCCCGTAGGTCTCGGCGATTTTCGGATCGGCCTTCTTCGCTGCCGCGATGTCGGCATTACCGTCCTTGAGATTGCCGAGGCGCAAGCGGGCCAGCCCGCGGATGTACAAGGACGGTGCAAGATCGGGATTGTCGCTGAGGACTTGTGAATCGTCGCCCACTGCCTTGTCGTATTGGCCCAAGCGGTAATAAACCAGCGCGCGGGAATCGAACGCCGCGTCATAGCTGGGGCTCAGCTTCAAGGATCGGTTGCAGTCCGCCAGCGCCTTGTCGAGTTCGCGGCCCCACACCGCGCGCGCCCAACAGCGCCCGTTATAGAAGTAGGCGTTGGGCTTGCGGGCAATTACCACGTCGAAATCCTTGATCGCTTGCGGGTAGCGGCCGAGCTCGATCTCGTTCCCGGCGCGCCCCGACAGGAACGCGAAATTATCCGGAGCGAGGCGCGTGGCGGCCTCGTAATCCGGTTGGGCGCGGTCGAATTTCTCCTGGGACGAATAGGCGATGCCGCGATTGGAATAAGCGTCGGCCAGCTCGTCGTTATTCGCCTTGCCGGACGCGATCACTTGCGTGCAGGCGTCGATCTTAGCTTGGCCGGAGCCGTTCTTACACAACTCGAGATTCTGATCGAACACCCACGTGCTGGAATAGAGATAGACCGTGCCGGCAACTGCGCCCGCCGCCACCAGGCCCATCAAGATGAGCCGCACATTCGCGTTCATCATAATCCCCACCCGCTCTAACGGCGGACATCCCGACCTCATCTTAGCGGGAAGAACGCCCCGTCCACAAGCAAACCCCGGCCTTGTCATTGTTCAAATCCGAAACGCATAGGCGAGTTTGCGCCGCCAGGCGGGCGAAAAGGCCTCTTCGCTGACGCGCTTGTTCTGGCGCGAATGGATCATGGTCAACGATCCGCCCCGCTCCGCGATAATCCCGCAATGCTTGGCGGGGCCGTGCGCCACCATGCGAAAAAGTACTACGTCGCCCGGCGCGATGTCGCGCGGATCGATTGCGGTCAGATGGCGGGCCAGCCCGTCGCGCAACGTTTCCTCGCCGCCGGTCCAATCCGCGGCGTAGGGCGGAATGTCTTCGGCCTCTTCGCCACGCATCTCGCGCCACACCCCGCGCATCAGCCCGAGACAATCGCAGCCTGCGCCCTTCACCGACGCCTGATGCACATAAGGCGTGCCGATCCACGCGCGAGCGATGGCAATCACTTCGTCGCGTGCCGCAAGGGTTGGCGTGGCGGCTTGCGGCACGCGATCACGAAAGGCATCAGTTGCCATAGCGGCTGCCTCCGTCGAGCGGTGTCGAGGATGCGGGATAGGACAACACCACGTCGTTGCCCGGCATGTAGGGGAAGCCGCGGAAGTTCGCCTGGTTGGCGAACTTCGCCTTGCAGGTCGCGAATTGCTTGTCGCAACCGGCGCTGACGGTGAAACCGTCGCCGGGTGCAACCGCTTCGCTCATCGCCTGCCACAGCTCGATGGTGACCGCGCTCGCGGTGGCGGCGTGGCGCTTGGCCTCCTGGTGCCCGCCGGCCCGCGACCAGACATGCACGGCGAGGGAATGCTGGCTGCCCGGTTCGGTTGCGGTGTCCCAATTGGTTTCGCCGCCGTCGCCGATCGTGATGTAGGGGAAAGCCGTATCTCGTGGCGGCATGTCGAACACGCGTGTGCCGACGGCGGAGCTGACCGCCTCGCTTGCCGTGAGCTTAGCGAAGATAGCCTGCTGCAAGGCCCAGCTTGCGGAAGTCATGGCAATTCCTCGCATAGCAGCGTGACGGCCGAGGCGCGCGGGCCCTCGTCGAGCAGGGCACGGACGCGGAAGATCCGCGCGCCGACCAGGACGCGCTGGCCGGCGGCGAGATCGGAGCGCCGGCGCAACGTCAGGCGATGGCGCACGCGCGATTCCAGCGCATCGGGTCCGAACGTATCGTTCGCGGCGATGGGCGATATTCTCACCCACATGGTCGCGAAGGTCTGCCAGCTTTCGTCATAGCCGCCGCCGCCATCCGGCGTCAGCACCTTGGCTTGCAGCGTGGCGCGCTGGTCGAGTTCGCCGATCATAGTTTGAAGATCCTGTAGGGCGAGAGCAGCGCCGCGGCCGGGGACGAAACGATCTCCGCCTCGTCGCCGCGGTGCGTGTAAAGATCGGCG